CTTTCAACGACCTCGGTCGTCCAGCCATCAAGTGCTAGCCCTGCTGGAGCAGCAACTGTCGGCCGATTTGCGAGAATAGCTTCAGCTAACGAGTAGCCAAACGCCTCTTGGTCAGCCGTCGACAAAAAGACTGAGCATCGGCTTAAATAATGCCCTGGATGTCCAATTTGTCCGATATTGATTAGCTTTGGTGTCGAAATGATTCTATTATCGCCAGTAAAGAGCATTTTCCAGCCATTTGGTAGCAGTTCTGCTATCTCTTGCGCAAGGCTTGGTCGCTTCTCTGCGCTCGGTCTATGGTTCCATAGCACGATCTTGTGATCGCTAAGTAGCCTTAATTGCTCTGGCATATCGCCCTGAGGATCAGACCGAGCAGGATCTACAGGATTGCGGATAAACCGCACACCAAAACGATTAGCGACATCGCGGTTGACCGCAACTCCGCTTCTGCAAAACTCAAGTTGCCTCTTAAAAACATCATTGCCCCAGGAGGATGCAAGGCTACCGTGGTGAACGGCAACAAGATTTGCGCCTGGGTATAGCCTATACGACTCAGCTAAGTCGTCGGTGCAGCCCCAAGCAAAGATATTCTTCGACGTTTTGCAAAGATCATCGATCGCTTCACTTCCTTGATGTATTGGTACAGCTGGTTTGCCGTGTGGAGTACCCGAAGTTGCAATGCCAGTAATACCAGCAACATGATTTGCAATGGCACTTGCCCAGGTTTCTACGCCACCGATCTTATTGAACACCGATAAAGCTAAACCAACACGACCTTTTCTGTAAAGACTGATGTCCTCACAGCCGTTGCAATAGACAACACCAAAGTCTCCAGGCTTCATTTTGCGGATCGCACACTTGCCGTGAATGTCGCAGGCGTAGACTTTTGGTTTGCCCGCACAGCCGCAGTCTAAGTCACCCAGTACTTCGCCTCGGTGGATGCACTGATAGGCTTCGTCTTGCTGCTTATAAACAGGATTCTCGCCAACTGCGCCGCAGGAGCAAAAAACACGCTTAGAAGGTTTACTAACCTGATAGCTTCGCTTGCATTTATCGCAAACAAAAATTGCACTCATGGGCCTTCTTCTTCGGTGCAAGCTTCTATAACAAGGTCGCCAATAGTTACTGTAGCGTCTTTGAGTTGGCAACCATATTCCCAACTATCGCAATCGTTAATTAGACCAGCACCTCCAAAAACAAAGTCTTGCCTAACCGATCCAAAAAGTATTGCTTCTCCGCCTGTTAAATTACATGTTGGATAGTACTGGTCTTCTGCGCAATCTGCGTCAACCTTTTCGCTATTGTTGAATGAATAACCAAAAAGCTTGACCTCCTCATACATTGCGCCACCAAATTGACTAACAGTATTTTTAAGCCAAACAAAAACAAAATGACCAGGATATGCAGTAAATGGCGTGCATATTTTCAAAATAATTTCGCCAGAACAGGGCGCGGCAAATGGAAAATAATCTCCAACACCATAAGTTATTACCTCAGGAGTACTGTAAACCCTGACGCTGATTGATTTGTCGATCTGTAAACCACCTGTTGCTAAATTTTGAGTGGTTCCGCAGGTATCCCACCCAAGGAAGCTTTCTGCAAGCAACCAACTGCTTGAACATCCTTTTGAAAAGTCGTGAATAAATGTGGAATTAAACACATAGCACTTGCAACCATCAAAACCGTAGCAAGCATCTCTTATTTGAAATTCTGGAGGACATTCGGTTGCATCGCCAACCCCCTCGACAGTTATTTCTAAACTTGTAAAGTTACGGCATTGCAAGCATGTTGTATCCCAGCATTTGTAGCAATTAAAACAAGATGGTGTTATGCAAGGATCTGGTATGCAAGATGGAGTGCAGCAGCAGTCATCGCTAGTAGCAATCAGGCCATCTTTAACAAGAATGTTTCCATCCAGAAGTTTGATTGCCATATTTTACTCTGGGCAGTCCGTCCCTGTAGTCCAAGTCGTCCAGGCACAAGCTCGACGATACTGCAGATTTTGCCCATCGAGGCGCAAGTCGCTTATTGGTGGAGGTATTACGACGAGCTTGCCAGAAATAGCTTCGCGATAGGCACTAACAATGACGCTTCCGGGTATGGAGCTGCAATCAATGTTGTATCCAGTTTCTGTCAGCGAAGCAGTTACCACACCGTTAGTACCATCGATCTTCTGAAAAGTAATCGTGGCAGTGCCAGGAGTAGTTCCAGAAAGCGCTGCAATGCCACCTGCTGGTGTCTTCACAATGTAATTGGCACTAGGTGAGATTGGCACAATCACCCATTTGCCAGAAATGTATTCCTTGATAGCAAAGTTATTCTGGTTGGCACGAATCGTATTTGAAACAACGTTGTAGCCAGTTTCTGTTACGCCAGTGCTAATCACACCACTGCTATCATCGATTTCGTAAAGAGTTATTTCTGTCGTTGTAGGCACTGCATCAGTACCGCCAGCAACATCAGTACCTGCTTTAGCAATTGCCACATGACGCTGATTTGGCGGCAGATTAGGCGACCCAACGGAGTCGCCACCTCCACGCACTAAATCGCGAAGTTGCTTAGCAACATCTTTGTAAAAACCGTATACTTGCTCAGCCATGGTTAGCCTTAGGTTTCAAGAGCTTCAACTTGCAGCCGGGTTGTACCTGTAGTTGTTTGTACTCGCAAAGTGATACTTGGAACAAGAGGTACAACCATTGCTTCACCCGCTTTAAGCTGAGCAAAACTGACAAGTGCTGTGCCGGCTCCTACGTTCACAGGGTTTGTTCCAACGTTGCGAAATAGCGTCCAGCGTGGCGCAGATATGCTTCCAAAGCTGACTGTAGCTTCTGTCGTGCTCACAGATATCGTGCCAGGATTACCTGCGCCAGCCGTTGTTTGGTCGGCCCGAATGCTGTATTGCTTGTTGAAGCTTAAGTTGCCGTTGGTGCATGACAGGCCAATGGTTGCACTTATTTCGTTTGCCATAGTTAAATCCTTAGGAATTTGAAGTCAATTGCAGGGTAAATGGTATGCAGCAAAAAGATAGGAGGGCCGTTTTCGTTGTTATCGCGATTATACAACTGAGTTCCGTTTGCGTTCAAAAAATCTTCAGTGTAGTTTTTCTTCTTATCTAAAAGCGGATTCAAATTTTTGTCGTGCGAATCAATTTGCATTAGCACTGGTTGCCAGCCAGTTTGTGAATTCGGTGATGCAGCAACGACAGCGCCTGTGGAGTCTCGGAAATAAACCTGATTCCAAGTTCGACTCCGGTACTTTAGGCAATACGATACCTTCCAGACCTTCTTGCCATTGCGGATCCCACTATCGCATCCATCGACTAGTAGCATCCATGTCCCGATCGGCTTGTCCTTGTACTCGGTAGAATTGACGGTTTCATGCCGAGCCATTAGCTCATCAATTGTGAGCGATATTGGCTCGTACTGCGTAAACTTCCACGTTGGAATAAGTCGCTTGCGAATAAGCGGCTGGGCATAGCGCCTCTCCGCTGTGTTAACAATCGCATAACCGTAGACATCACTTAAAAGAGCCTCTTCTTCTTGCTCAAAGGATAGCGTAACCTGTGGTGTCCAGCTTTCTGGATCGTCACTGTCGTTTTCGCCGCCGCCCGACCCACCGCTACCACCACCTCCACCACCACCGCCTGTGGGAGGAATCCAAACAGAAATTTCTGTGTTTACGATTTCACAAGTAACATTCCAGTACCGAGCATTACTTTCCCACTGATCGCATTTCTTGCTTTTGCAAGCGCACTGGTATGGAACACCCGGTAGGCTGATAGGCTCGTTCGTTACCGGCAGTCCAGGAGTTAATAAAATTTGCGCTTCACTAGCACCTCCTTGGTCATCGTAGACGATATAAAGCAGCGTTGTTGAATAATCAATCTTGCCATCGTTACTAACGATCTCGGCGGATCGCTGTCGACGCTGTCCAATAATTGTTGGCATCAGTTCATCGCCTTTATGGGATTCTTGTTGAGTAAATCATTAAGCAGCCCATTTGCTTTTTGTTGCTCGGCTACTTGGCGTTTTTGCTCTGCCAGTTGAAGTTTTGCTGTATTGTCGCGACCAAACATGGCTTGATAGGCTTCAACCGTCCCAGCTTGCAATGTTCTCGGCAAATCGTAAGACTGCTGCTGAGTAGCGTTGGTGTTTTCTTGCATGACTCGAGCAAGTTCAGCACTTCCCTGCTGCATGGTAAGCATGCCACCATTGATCATGTCAGCTATGCGCTGAGCCTGTTCCATCATTTGAGCTTGCGGATTTGCAGCTTTGAACAAACCTTGCTTGATTGCTTTTGCTTCTTCAAGTAGCGGCGTTTGAGTCATTAACTTTTCAAATTCTTTGATGTCTTTTTCTGCTTGAGCAAAAAAGGGTCGCGACATCTGCTCATAGCTTCCACTTCTCGCCGTTCTTGTCATCCATGCTTGATCTGACTTAAGCTTTGCCATTAACTCAGCTTCTTTGCGGAAATCGTCCACTTTTCGTTTAGCTTGAAGCTTTTCATAGTCGGCTGTCGACATCGTAGCCTTTAGGTATGCTTCCTGAGCATCCTTCATCATCTTGAGGCCGTCAATTTGCTCCTGAACAGCCTCTTGCTGCTTAAGCTTTTCCATCTCAATAAGTCTTCTAGACTCTTCTTGTCTCTTTAATATGTTGTCAAAAAGTGTTCGCTTTTCTTTTATGACTTGAACTTCTTGTCTTTGAATTCCAGGAATGTCGGTCATGACCGAAGCATAAGTTGTAGCAAAATTAACTAATAATGCAGTTGATTCTTGCAACCACTTGTCTCTATCAAAAAAAATCTTATTTGTATAGTCTGCCATTTGCGTCAATATTTGAAGAGCCTTAGCAAATGCCCGCAAGTTTTCTGTAACATCTTTCAAAAACATTTTGATGTAAGGTGCGAGCATCGATCCTATTTGCTCACCAACCTGGGTTAACGCATCGCTGAAGGCGTTGAATTGAGCTGACAATTCTTCAGCTTGCTTTGTCATCTGTCCAGCAAATTGACCTTTGTGTAAAGTGCTGGTTGATGTATACACTGCGTCATCAAAATCTTTAAACGTCAACAGTCCCTGCTCCATCATTTTGCGTAGTTGCATCATTTCTACGCCAGTCATTCTTGTAATTTCGCGTAGTGGATTAAATCCAGCATTCGTTAATTGGAGAAGCTCTTGCCCCATCAAGCGGCCGGCTCCCCTAACCTGTGCATAGGCTCTTGCAAGTCCTTCAAGTTGCATAGCATTGCCAGAGGATATTTCAGCAAGCCTCCTAAGTGTTGGCGTGACATCTTCCGCAGCTACACCATATTGAGCAAGCATCTTTGCTGCTCGCAACAAGTCGGCAGACTCCAGCGGAGATTCAGCGGCAAGTTGCCTAATTTGATTAAATGCAATGGCTGCTTTTTCGGTACTCTTAAATTGCACTTCCAGAAGGACAAGGTTATCCCGCAATCTTGCGTATGCTTTGACTGATTCGAGAATTAGCTTTGAGCCGGCATAAATACTAGCGCCAATGGCTCCCATACCTAGAAGCTGCGTGCCAGGAATGCCTGCCATGCTTAGTCCTTGCATGGCTTGTTGCCCAAAACCTCCGCCAGGAGTTCCCCTTGCCATCAAACTCGGCATTTGGCGATACATGTTCATCCGGCGGGCAATTAGGGCATTTTGCTGCTCCTGAAGCCTAATTTGTTCAAGCAAAGCGTGCTGCTGTGGCTGAATTACCATGCTTTGAAGTTTTTTATTAGCTTCAAACGCATCGACATAAGCTTTCCGCTCTCTGGCTCTTGCAGATTGTTTTAGCCGCTCTATCTCTTGCTGCAAACGTCTTTCCGCAGCTTGTTCTTCTAAAACACCTTGGACATACTCATCGACCTCTCTGCGTCTTGCAGCTCGTCGCAACGACTCCATCTTGTTTTCAAAATCGATTTCCATCTGCTGAATACGCAATTGCTCATCAACGTATTCCTGCACTTCCCTGCGGCGAAATGAAGTCTTCAGTTGCTCAATTATTTTTTGATGAGCTATTTCTTCAGCAGCAAGTTTTTTGTTTTCTATTGCTCTTTCTCGACCTAAACGTATTAGGTCTTCAGCTATTCCGATTTCTACTGCTTTTCTTTCTTTTGCTTTTGCAAGAATTTCATTAATTCCATCAAGCATTTCTGCTGCTATTTTTCTTTCGCGATCTGCAGCGGCAACGGCTTCTTCTCGCTCAAGTTTTCTGTATGCTTTTCTATTTTTTTCGTTTTGTAATTCAATCTCTCTTTGGCGAACCGCATTTTGGCGAGCCTGCTGCAAGATATCTTCAGGAAATGGCATCGCTGCCGAAAGTTGCTTGCGTCTTTCAATTGCCATTTGCAATTCTTGCAAATGATCTTTCATTGCATTAGCAATAGCAACCTGTTCTTTATGAATGCCAACATATTCTTGCCGTTCAAGTTTTCTAGCTTCTTTTGCAACTCTTGCCCGTTCTTCAGCTATCTGCTTTTCAACCTGCAATGTCTTTCTTGTGTTTTTCCTAGTTTCTTCCTGCTGAGCTCGCATTTTCTCCATAATCTCTGGAGGAAAAGGCATCGACGCTGCAATTGCTTTTTGCTTTTCTTCGAGCTTTGATGCGGCAATCTGCTCTTTCACATAAGCAGAAAGTATTTGCTTTTCTCGCCGCTTATTTGTCGCAGTTATTTCATCTTCATTCGCTTTCCATCGCTTAAGCCAGTTAATTATTTCTTCTCTGCGATTAGCTTTTTTTTGCTCAAGTGCAGCCGCTTCTTTTTCAGTGTTAATTTGCTTTTGATAGCTTTGAGCTAGATTAGCGACTTCTTTGCTTAAACTTGGAACTAAGTCATATACATTTACTAAAGCTTTGCCATAGCTGCCGGCTTTTTGCTCAGCTTCAATAAATGTTCTTGTTGCAGCGCGGATGCGGTCATCAAGAAATTGCTTAGTTTGACCACCCTTCTTTTCAAGCTGATCAATTACTTCAAGCTTCCGCATGTACTTTTCAAGATTAGTACGGTGCGAGTTAACTTCTCTCGTTAACTGAGCGAGTTCAGATTTGCTGCTCTTAATGCCAGAGGTATCTGCCTGAAAGCTCAACTGAATGTTGTTGTAGGTGATTACCTTGGTCATCTAAGGCCAAACCTCGCTTCAAGCGTTTTAGATATTTCTTCTGCAGACTGCACAGCTTTTTGCTGCTCTTGCTCTTGCAGTCGCTCAGGAATAAACCTGTTCACCGTCAACGCTTCCATTTTGGCCCCTTTGGAAGCAGCGTACAAACTTTGAAAGTTTGAGATCATTGAACACAGTACGCCATGCTGTATCCATCTTTCATCGTGGCTTGATAAAGGAAAAATGGCATCGTAGCGTTCCCAAAAATCCAATACATGAGAATCTACAGATGCCATCCATCCTATTACATCAGGCTCACCAATCCGCAAACAGACTTCGGCCGCTACTCGGGTTCGTCTGCAGAATCTGACTTTTTTTCGAGAGATTCTTCTTTGCGAGTAAAACCAATGTGCTCGCGCGCGGCATCACCGAGGATCTCCATATCCAGCGAATCAATGTCCGCTAGCAGGTCATCCTCATGATCAAAAAACATGCGGTTGCCATCGGCATCAACAAGCATCTTTACCAAAAGCATGCGAGTTGCTTTCGTCAAAGCTTTCTTGTTGACATCGCCTTTTTTGTCCAGCAAACTCATGTTGTATTCCGATCGCTCAAGTTCCGTTAGTGACTGAAGTCTTGCGACATCACCGGAACTAAGCGTAACCTCTCGATACCTACGCGCTCGCTTTGCTAGAAGCTGATCTCTCGAAATAGCCATTATTCATCGTCCTCTGTTTCTGATTCAACTTGCCCAAGATGCTCAGCAACTTCGTAATCGGATGGTGGCTCAACAACAGGACTGATCCAGCCCAGTTGCTTAAACACTTCCGTCTTAATTTCTTTTGCTGTCGACTCTGGAAGCACCAAAGTGAAATTCAGTGGCGATCCAGCGTCTTTACCAATATACCCAACCTGAAGGCCATTAGCCATGATGACCCACTGGTTGTGCTCAACTTCAATTGGCCCCAGCGGGGAGTTCATCACTCCCTTGTGAGGCCTTAGTTCTACCTTAACCATAAACTAGCCCTTCATTAGGCGGATTTACTAAACGTTGGCCCAGTTCCGCCGTCGAACTTAAAGACAAACGTAGCTTCTTGCAGAGTGCCAAGCTGAAGCGTTGGAAAATCGAACGACTTGAAGTAGCCAGTACCTGCAAGGTTAGCTGCAGTCGTTTCGTTGCTGGTCGTGGTCGTGGAAGCGACTTTACGCAGCGGAAACGTAATGGTGCAGGTTTCGGTAACCGTTGCAGCCACGGTTGGCAGCGTCAAGCTCGTTGGAAATAAGCAGGTGATGCTAACTTCCCCTGGCTCAACCAAGTCGCTTGGAACATACGACTTGTAAGTCGTGTTGTCCAAGGTTGACTTTTCGAGGTCATCAACCATCCAAGTTGGCAATTTCATGCTGCGGAT